AATCAACTTATAACAGCACTTGGTCTTGATCCTGCATCTTGCTTAAACAGTGCTAATCCTAATAATAATCCTGAAGGAGTAACAGCAGGTAATGCAGAATACCTTGCAATGGCAATGGCACAGCCTCAAGCAGAGTGTAGTTTTAAACCTAGAAGTGAAAACTTAAATTATAGTGCTAAACGATTACGTCAAGTATATCCAAGTCGTGTTAAAACAGACGCTTTTGCACAAGAACTTGCAAATGCAGGCCCTGCGGCAATTGGTAATACTTTATATGGTAATAGATACGGTAACGCTCAAAATGAAGGTTACAAATATAGAGGTCGAGGACTAATACAGTTAACATTTAAAGGCAATTATGAAACATACGGAAAGAAAGCTGGAACACCGCAAATTGTAGATAATCCTGATCTAGTAAATGATCCTATCATTGCAACTAAAGTTGCTGTTGCTTATATTAAAAGCAAAGGTATTAGTCCAGCAGAAGCTAGTTTTTCGGCATTAGGTGAATCGTTTAGAAAGGCTGTAGGTTATGCTAATCAAGGCGGAGCAGAAACAAGCAGACGTATTGGTATAGGAAAAGGATTTTATAGCAAGATAGTTAATGGCGAACTTGTTCCACAAGCATCATTAACTACAGAGCCCGCAGGCACAAATATTGAAGCCGGTAAGCGGGTAGACGAACCAATATCTGCTCCTGCAGCTGGTCCGCAATAGTAGGTAAATATAGACATGAGTACAAAAGAAAAAAAATTATATAAAACAGTAGACGTTAGTACAAATAAGAAGCCACGAGCTGTAGTAGAAAGCAGGGCGTATAGAGGCATATCAACGACTAATCCAGAGAACTCTACTAATACACTTTATGATATTGCACTTATTAAACAAGACCTTATTAATCATTTTCACATACGTCAAGGTGAAAAACTAGAAAACCCCGAATTTGGTACTATTATATGGGACGTACTTTTTGAACCTCTTACAGAAAATTTAAAATCTGCAATAGTAAAAAATGTTACACAGATTGTTAACTTTGACCCAAGAGTATCAGTAACAGCAATTGATGTAGTACCATACGAAAGCGGGCTACAAATAGAGTGTGAACTTACATATTTGCCGTATAACATATCTGAAAAACTACAGTTCAAATTTGATGAAGATAATGGACTTACATAACAGAAATAATATACGCACTTATCTAGATGTAATAAATACACTATAGCGAGGAAACACAATGTCGTCAACAGATAGACAAAATAAATTATTAATTTCAGAGGATTGGAAAAGAGTCTACCAGTCCTTCAAAAATGCTGATTTTCAGAGCTACGACTTTGACAATTTAAGACGTACAATGATTAATTACCTAAGGAAAAATTATCCTGAGGATTTTAATGATTACATTGAATCAAGCGAATACCTTGCATTAATTGATTTAATTGCATACTTAGGACAAAACCTTGCTTTTCGTGCAGATCTTAATGCAAGAGAAAACTTCTTAGAATTAGCAGAACGCAGAGAAAGCGTTATACGTTTAGCAAGACTACTTTCATATAATCCTAAACGTAACCAATCTGCTAACGGTCTTCTTAAAATGGAAAGTATTAGTACGTCAGAAGATATTATAGACTCTAACGGTAATAACTTAGCAGGGCAAACTATAGTATGGAATGATGTTTCAAACCAAGATTGGTATGAACAATTTATTAAAGTTTTAAATTCTGCATTACCGGCTAACGGTGTTGTTGGACGCCCAGTTAAGAAAGATACAGTTAACGGTATAAGTGCAGAGCAATATAGATTCAATGCACTTAATACAGATGTTCCGAACTTTGGCTTTACAAAAAATATTAGTGGACGAGGAACGTTATTTGAGTTAGTATCAACAAACATTGAAAGCAATGAAATTTTAGAAGAAGCTCCGCTACCAGGAAATAATTTTGCGTTTGTTTATCAAGATGACGGACAAGGCGCTGGCAGTAATAACACAGGATTCTTTTCACACTTTAGACAAGGATCATTAGACCAAGGTACATTTTCAATTAGTACACCAAGTACTAATCAAACAGTAAATCTTGATGCTATTAATGTAAACGATAGTGATGTTTGGTTGTATAAATTAGACACCACAGGTAACGAAACTGAACTTTGGAGTAAAGTTAATTCAGTTGAAGGTAACAATATTGTTTATAATAGTTTAAGTAAAAATATTAGAAATGTTTATAGTGTATTAACTCGAGTACAAGATAGAATTAGTTTAATTTTTAGTGATGGTGTATTTGGTACGCTACCTAAAGGAAACTTTAAAGTATATTATAGAGCAAGTGATAATAGAAGTTTTGTAATTAGTCCTGATGAAATGACTAATATAAACATTACTATACCTTATTTTAGTAAAACTGGAACAGAAGAAACTTTAACAATAGAGTACGAACTAAAATACACAGTTGATAATTCTGCTGAAAGCGAAAGCAATGACAGTATAAAATCAAATGCTCCATCTACTTACTATACACAGAACAGAATGATAACTGGTGAAGATTATAATGTTGCTCCGTTATCAGTAAGCCAAGAAATAGTTAAAGTAAAAGCCGTTAATAGAACATCAAGCGGCATTTCAAGATACTTTGATTTATTAGACGCTACGGGAAAATATTCTAAAACTAATTTATACGGAAAAGACGGCGCAATATATACACAATACTTAGATAGCAAAGTTAACTTTACGTTTACAACACGTAATGATATTCAAGGAACTATTAGTTCTACAGTTGAACCGTTATTGCTAGATCCGTCATTAAGAAATTTTTATTATACTAAATTTCCATTACAAGTAGTTACAGACTTAAATGCACAATTTGTACAAGTAACTAAAGATCAAAATATTTCTACAGGCTACTTAATGGACTTGCAAGGAGTAAAATATACATTATCAACATTTACTGGTAGTACATTAAAATATATACAACCAGGAGCAATGGTTAAATTTGTTTCGCCCGAAGGTTATCACTTTATGCCTGATGGTACATTGATGCTAGACGAGGTAGGAAAACCATTACACTCGGGCGCAACCAAATATATGTGGACTAAAGTTTCCGGCGTTAATGGAAACGGTAAGACCAATTATGCTGACGGTAGAGGTCCAATTGTATTTAATGATGTAGTTCCAGCAGCACCTGCAGGTACAAATGCATATCCGGTAATTGAAAGAATTATTCCAAAATTTGCAACACTACTTGATACAGATATTCAAACACAAATGATTGATCAAATATTCCAATATAAAACTTTTGGATTACGATACAGTGTTAGTGAAAATTTATGGCGCCTAATTACAGAAAGTAATTTAGATAAAACATCAGCATTTGGTATGGGCAAAACAGGCGATACTAGTAATCAACAACTTGATAATAGTTGGATGTTATTATTTAATACAGATGGCGAAACGTATACAATAACAACGCATGGTCAAAGATATGTGTTTGAAAGTGATAAAGAAATTAGATTTTATTTTGATAGTAGTGATAAAGTATTTGATCCACAAACAAATAAAATTGTTAAAGACAAAGTTAGAATTATGTCTATTAACACACAGCCAGGATCTACACAACCGTTTACAGTTCCGTTTGATTGGGAAATATTGCAAGAGTATAGAGATGCAGAAGGTTACGTAGATAGTAAAAAAATACAAGTAGGATTTTTTGATTCAGACGACGATGGTGTTGTAGATGACCCAGACATGTTTACACAATATGTTGGCGCACCTACAAACTTAGTTGATAAATTTGTAATACAACAAAAGTATACAAATTATGACGGCATTGATGATTATAAATTTGTAAGTTGGAGAACAGCAACTACAAAAATAGTTGCAACAGAAAATGATATTATACAAGCAGGGTTATCGTCGTATATTGATGGTACAGTGTTTTATATTGTAGATGTTGGGTTGTTTAAAGTATATAATGAAGAAGCTGAAACGTTAACACTTACAGTTGATTATAGAGCATATCCTGGAAGAGATAATATTATTTTCCAATATGAACACGCCGCAGACGAAAGTAATAGAATTGATCCAAGTAGTAGTAACATAATTGATGTTTATATGCTAACTAGATCTTATGATACATTGTATAGACAGTGGTTACAAGGTGCAATACCTTTAAAACCAGTAACACCTACGTCAGATAGTTTGTTTACAAATTACGGTAGCGAAATAAACAAAATTAAATCAATTAGTGATGATGTAATTTATCATCCAGTAAAATATAAACCATTGTTTGGAACATCTGCAAATACTGATTTACAAGCAACATTTAAAATAGTAAAAAATGTTGATAAAGTTGTTAATGATAACGAAGTTAAGGCAAATGTTATTTCGGCGATAAACAGATTCTTTGCACTTGAAAACTGGGACTTTGGTGAAACATTTTACTTCTCAGAACTAAGCACATATATTATGAACGAACTAGCACCTAACATTTCGTCAATTGTTATTGTTCCTAATAAAACAAATTCAGCGTTTGGTAGTTTGTTTGAAATTAAAGCAGAAGCAGATGAAATTTTTATTAACGGATCAACTGTTGCAGACGTAGAAATAATATCAGCGGTTACAGCTTCAAAACTTAAAGCGTCTGGTGCTGTAGTAACTGAGATCAACAATAATACTGTTACTTCAGTAGCATTAAGTAGTAGTTCAAGTAGCTCAAGTAGCTCAAGTAGCTCATCAAGTAGTAGTTCAAGCAATGGAGGCTATAGTTACTAATGGCATATGATAATGACCAGCAGGAATTCCCATTACCAAATAATGGTGAAAATAATAAAAAGAGTGTTGCTTTACTTCCTAAATATTTTAGAACACAAACAAATCAAAAGTTTTTAGAAAGTACACTTGATCAAATGGTGCAACCTGGTGTTGCAGAAAAACTTAACGGGTTTGTTGGTCGAAAAGAATCTAAAGCATTTGTAGCAGATGATTCGTATATTAGTGAAATTTCAGATAATAGAGAAAACTATCAATTAGAACCGTCTTTAGTAATTAAAAATGAATTAGGTAATTATACCTTTAGAAAAGACTATATTGATTATATAAATCAAATAGCAAACTTTGGTGGTAATTCTCAGCGTCAAGATAGTCTTAATGCACAAGAATATTATGCCTGGAATCCAAATATTGACCTAGATAAGATTACTAACTTCCGTGAATATTATTGGCTACCAAATGGTCCACAAATTGTAAGTATAGCAGGACAATCACGTGGTGTACAAAGTACATACACTGTTGATCTTTTTAATAATGCAGATAACCTTGCTTATATATTTTCACCAGACGGACAAACACAATTACCGAGCATAACATTATATAGAGGTCAAACATATACTTTTGAAATTAATTCAGAAGGATTTCCGTTTACAATAAAAACAAAGAAAACACTAGATGCTGAATTTAATTATGATGACGGAGTTTCGCAACAAAATGTAGAAAAAGGAACAATTACATTTACAGTACAACCAGGTGCACCTGAGTTGTTATACTATGTTGCAAATAATGATATTAATAACGGTGGATTAATTAAAGTTAAAGACATTGACGAAAATACATTCCTTGATGTTGAATATGATATTATAGGTAAAAAGAACTATACTACTGTTAAAGGTTTAACATTATCAAACGGAATGAAAGTAGAGTTCCAAGGAAACGTTACTCCTGAAAAATATAGTAAGGGCGAATGGTATGTTGAAGGAGTAGGCGATAAGATTGCACTAGTCAGTGAAACTGATTTAGAAGTTACAAGTAGCTATGTTACTGACTTGTCAATACCTTTTGATACAAACTCTTTTGATAGACTTCCTTTTGATAATGCTAGTGGTTACACAAATATTAAAGATTACATTGTTATTAATAGAGGATCACCAGAAAGAAGTCCTTGGTCAAGACATAACAGATGGTTCCATAGAGATGTAATTGAAAAATCAGCGGCATATAATAATCAAGAAATATCAGTAGATCAAAGTGCAAGAGCATCTAGGCCAATTATTGAATTTAATACAGGATTAAAATTATATGCATTTGGCTCGCAAAGTAAAACTAACGTAGATTTAGTTGATACATTTACTACTGACATATTTTCAACTATTGAAGGATCAATAGGATATACTGTTGACGGAATAAAACTTGTTAATGGTATGAGAGTGTTATTTGCAGCAGAAGAAGATATTCGTCAAGCTGGAAAAATATTTAAAGTTTCTTTCATAACACATAAAGGAAACAGACAGATTTCGTTAATAGAGGAAACTGATTCGTTACCTGTTAATAATGAAACAGTACTAGTACTAAATGGTGTTAGTAACAAAGGTAAAATGTTTTATTACAACGGATCGTCATGGAATGAAACACAAGAAAAGACCAAAGTCAACCAACAACCGTTATTTGACTTATTTGACGATTCAGGTTATAGTTTAGGTGATACAAGTTATTATCCTAACACAACATTTACAGGAAATAAAATATTTTCCTATAAAGTTGGCACAGGTAGTAATGATAGTGAACTAGGATTTCCGTTAAGTTATAGAAGTATATCTAATGTTGGAGATATTGTATTTGATTTTAATCTATTAGCAGATACGTTTACATATACCGCTACAGAAATTAGCACTACACTTATTCAAAATAAAACAGACACATGTAACTTAAAAAAGTTTACAGATATTGATTCGTTTACATATGTTAATGCTTGGATCAAAGCACCTACTAACAGTAGTCAGTATGTTTTAAGACAATACACAAGTATAGACAATCAAACAGTTTTTGAAATTGATACATATGATCGAAGTGCTGAACTAACAGATTTAATTATAAAAGTTTTTGTTAATAACACCTTAAATTTTAAAGACACTAACTATACAATTGATACAACATCTCATAATGCAAAAGTAGTATTTAATTCCGAACTTGATGAAAATGACATTGTTTTAATCAAAACTAAGTCTGCAACAATTAAAAATAAAAACGGCCTATACGAAATACCAGCAAACTTTGAACGCAATCCAAGTAATGAAAATATTGAATCATTTACACTAGGCGAAGTTAATGATCATATTGGATCAGTAGTCGAAGAAATTAATAACTTTAATGGAGTGTATCCAGGAAATA